TTCTGCGGTCGCCGCTTCTTCGAGCTTACGGTCGATCTCTGCCTGAGCGAGCCTTCTCATCGCCTCTTCCTGTTCCTTGCGCTTGCGCTCCTGTTCGAGCACAAACTCGGTCATCTTACCTTTCAGGATCTTTTCCGCGGCTTCGAGGGGATCGAGCATCGCCTTCTTTTTGGCGAGCACATCGTCGTAAGTCTTCTTGGCTGCCACGCGGAGCGGATCCCAATACTCTTTGACCTGTTTCTGCATTGCTTTCACGGTCTTGGTAAGGTCTCCCGCCGCCGCGTAGTCCGCTTCGGACGCTACGACTACTGCGGATGCCTGAGTTTCGATCAGGCTTACTTCTTTGCCGAGCTGTTCGTTCTCGGCTGTGTCAAGGACAAGGGCTTCGCTTTTTACTGCTACTGCTTCGTTCATACTGACACTCCTTTCAAAAAAATTTATTTGTAACGACCGATATAGTCGTGTACGCACTTCAATGAACCGAGCACTCTCCACGCCTCTGCATCTTGCAGTTGGTAGTGGTCGTGTATTTTCTTTCCTCGGTCTCTCGTGAGATGCAAGATCTGTTTCTTGCCGATACGGAGTCCGTGAGATGCGAGTGCCTGCGAATACGCTTCGAGCTGTACTCGGCAGGTCATATCGTAAACGGTATATGTGGTCTTGATGTCGGTCAGGGTGAGGATTCCATCCTCGATAACCAAGAGGTCGAGCGTCCCTCCGTACATCAATAACTTGTGGTAACAACGTAGCTCCGAGGCTACCGGTATGGGTTTCTTTTCACTCCACCATTCAAGGAATCCATCGAAATACGGCTGATGTTCGGGCGGAACATCCTCGATGCCAAACTTGATGTAGTTCTCGATGGCGTTGTGTACCGACGTTCCCTTGTCTGCCGCTCTGTTGAGGGTAGCTTCGCTGATTCCGTTATACTTGGCGGCTATCAGTGGCTCCATCAAGGTCGAAACGCTCGGTATGATGACACCGTTCAGGCGATAGGTATGGGTGCTGTCTTCGAAGGTAAGTTCGTGGAGTTCGGGGATCTCAATCGTCGTAGGGGTCATAATCAGGAACCTCCTCTTCGGCTGTTTTCAGCTCTGCGCCGTTCTCCATAAGCAAGGAAACTGCACAATCGCTGAAGCATTCCTCGTGATACTTCTTTCCGTCATACTCGAAATACTCCTCGCCTACCTGAATATCCTCTCCGCAAAACTTACATTGGCCAATCGAGGGCGGTTCGGGAGCATTTGGGCATCCGCTCAAACAAGGAGTGTAGTGGCAAATCTCGCACATCTGTTGATTCCCCCCATTCTATTGATTTCGAACCTTGTGAGATAATCGGTGAGTTCATTCTCGAACAGGATCGGAACATAGCCGCCTCCCTTTCCGTTCACCTCGCACTTTCTAACGGTGTAAGCGTAAATCTTTGCGATTTCATCGGCCGAAAAATTGTAACCGATCTCTCGCTGAACTTTCTGTACGATTCCGTACAGCTTCTCTGCCTGCTGTTCCATACCTTTTCTCCTTTCAGGTTGCTTTGACCTTCTTTGCCGGCTTTTTGCGGAACACCGAAATGTCAATGCAACCGAGCTTCTTGATCTTCTTGTCAAGAGCCTTTTCGGAGGTGATGTTGTATTCAGTTTTTAAGATTTCGAGAATCCTATCGTTGCTGTTCTCCATCGTTTCCTCCCAAGACCATATCGCCAATGATTTTCAACTCGCTCACTATCTTTGACAGTTCTTTCAGGTACTCCAAAGCCTCTTGCAAATGGGGCGCATCCTTTTCGCAGACAACTCCATCTTCGGCAACTTCGATCAGTTTCCTCTTGACCTCGTTGAGCTTCTGCTCATCCAAGATCTTCAGGAGCTTCAATGTTGCTCTTTCGATGTCAACAACCTCGTCGGAAATGCAATGTCTGTGTCCTATCGGGCATTCGTTCAAACAGTAGTAGTTCAACAAATGCGGTGCTTTATAAAGGTCAGCCATAAGGACCGCCTTATCTACTGGCATACATTTCGAAAGGTCGAGTTCTGCATCTGCTACCGACGAGACGGACATTCCAAGCAGCTCTGCTGCTCCCTCTCGACTTCGTAGCCTGTCGTCATATGCTGACGCCTTTTTCCTTGCTTCGAACCAAGGATTTCCTGCGGCTTTTGTAGCATCACGACCCATTTTCTTTGCCCTCCTTTTGCGGTATAATAATACCAGAAGGTCAGCAAGAGGACACCAATCGGCAACCTCGTGAGAAAAATAAAATTCCTTATTGTTCATTCGGGGTTGCCAATCGGTAACTGCCCGTCAAATAAAAAGTCGTTCATCTCAGCGAGCGACCATCCAAGCAGTTTTGCGACCTTTACCTTTTCGGTGTCGGCGAACTTCGTTTCACCCCTCTCCTTAGCGGAGTACGATGCTGTGGATATGCCGAGTTCGTTAGCCATAAACTGCTGTGTGTATCCAAGCCTTGCGCGGGCTCCTCTGATTTCAAGCGGTTTCATTCTGTTCACCTCATTTCTGTGTAGTATTCGACGGTGGAATTTACCGTCGTGTATATTATACATTACCAATCGGTAAATGTCAATAGGTTTTCCGAAATTTTTTCAGAAATCCTTGAAAAATTACAGATTTTATAGTATAATGAATCAAACGGTAATTCGAAAATCACTTCTTGGTAAGGAGATACTATATGGACTACTCATTCTTCAGAGAAAATCTTCGTAACCTCATCAACGTCCGTGGCGTTACGATCAAAGCATTTGCGGAAGAGGTCAACGCGAGCGCGGCGACTATCTCTCGTTATCTTTCGGGCGACAGAACCCCCGATCTCCCCTATGTTGTAAAAATTGCGAAATACTTCAACGTATCTATCGACTGGCTCCTTGGCATCAACGGAGACAAATTCGACGTCATGCCAAAGGAAGTGCAAGAGGTTGCGAGTCTCTATTCTCTCGCGTCACCCGATGACCGTCGAGTTGTGCAGGCGGTTCTTGGCAAATACAAGGAGCAAAAATGATCTATTACGAAAAAACATCGCGACCTGCTCTGCTGATTGATTCCAACGGCAATGCCGAGCAGATGAAGCGCATCCCGTTTATGTCAGGATCCTTCAACGAGGAATGGTTGCAAGAGATTCTGGCGGACAACCCGGCTCTTATTCCGGCATCCGATCTTGGCGAGGAATTCTCTTCTCTCGTCTGCATCGGTCGGGAGGTTCCTGTCGGATCCGGCGACACACAGGGTTATATCGACAATCTGTACGTATCAGCGTCGGGCAATATCGTCATAGCAGAAACAAAACTGTTTCGTAATCAGGAGTCCCGCCGCACGGTCGTTGCTCAAATCATTGACTACGCCAAGGAACTGCAAAAGTGGGACTGTGAAATGCTGAACAAGGTAGCAAACGATTACTACTTCCGCAAGGAAGGTCAGGCGTATGACCTGTTCGACCTGATGATTCGCAAAGGATACCTGAGCTACGCCGACGGTGGCGCATTCACCGACAGAGTAAACCAATCTTTGAGCAAAGCGAAGTTCTTGCTTATGATTGTAGGCGACGGCATCCGCTCTAACGTGCAACAGCTCGCTGATTTCCTGAACGAAAACACATCTATGCAATTTCGCCTCGCTCTCGCCGAAATGGAGATATACCAGCACGGTGAAGATGTCGTAGTCATTCCGAACCTGCTGACTAAAACGGCTGTTTTGGAGCGAACCGTGGTAAACGTGGGCGGAGCACTCGTCGAGATCGAGGAACCTTCGGAAAGTGAATCCCCAAAGTATATTCGAAAGCCGATCCTTTCTCGCCGTGAGTTCATTGATGCTTTCGCATCCAACGGTGGGTACGACCCCGATGACATCTACGAGCTGATTGCAGATCTCGAATCTATCAGCGGTTTGAGTGTGAGAATCGCTCCGACCGAACTGACTATCCGCTTCTCTCCCGATGGCGAGCACACCTATCCGCTTATGACCTTCGGCATATCCTCGGGCGATTCTGCTTTGTGGATCGTTCCCGGAAGAATCAAGGCGGCTCTCGACAAGCACGGAGTTCTTCCTCCTCTTGCTGATGACTTCCTTGAATCTTATAAGCACTTCATCGCTACGAAACGATGCAAAACTCCGCCATACGAAAACGCAAGCGGATTCTACTATGCCGATATGGATACGGTCTTGCGTAGCAAACAAGACTTCATCGCATCATCGGAACAATTTTCTGTCGCTATTCAAGACAAATGAGAATAGGCAGGAGTCGTTCTCGACACCTGCCCTATTTTTATCCTTTTCGTGCCAACTTGCTCCGCAAGGACTATTCAGTTACGGTTAAGATATGGTTACGGTTACGGTTCAGGTTACGGTTACGGTTATGCTTGGATAATCGTCAGAATGTCCTGCGGAAAGTCCGCAGATATTCCACTACAAAGGAGGAAGAAATGGCAAAAAAATCAATTCTCGAACAAGTGACAGCCGAAAAGGTTGCCATTTACGTTCGTGTTTCAACGGTCTGGCAGATAGACAAAGATTCATTGCAGGTACAGAAGCGCGAGCTTTCGGCATACTGCGAGATGGTTCTCGGCATCAAGGACTACGTTATATTCGAAGATCCCGGCTACTCTGCAAAGAACACAGACCGCCCTGCATATCAGCAGATGATGGATAGGCTTCGTACA